ATCTTCGAGGAATACGAGACCCATCCGCAACGCCTTCGCCCCCTGCGAACTGCCATGGAAGAACGCCTCCTGCGGGCCTTCGCAGGCCTGATCAACCAGCTTCGGCAGCAGGACCTCGGCATCGAACGTTACATCTGGCGCTCCCAAGACGACGCGAAAGTGCGCGACAGCCACGCAGAGTATGATGATCGGGTGTTTCGTTGGGACGAGCCGCCCGCAGGCGGCCATCCGGGACAGGCGCACAATTGTCGGTGTTTCGCTGAGCCGGTTGCACCGGGTGAAACCATCATCACGCCTGCTGAATATGTGCCAAGTATCGGTGGATTACCCGATGCCTTGCCATCTCCCTCGGAGCTTGTCTCGGGACTTCGTGCGTTGACGAGGGGAGGCCTTGCTGCCGTCGCGGTTGTTGGGCTTGAGGCATTTCGCCGATATGCCGAAAATGCAGCCGTTCAGAGATCTGCCGAACGCCTCGGTCTCGACCTTGCTACGGTCGAAGGTGTGCTGGCTGCCCGAGCTCACGCGTGGGGCCAATTCAATTCTGGCCGCTTCTCGGGTGCCGACTGGTCGGGGCCCAGCTCCGAAATCGTGGGGCAAGCGCTTGCGCTGCACGAACTCTCTGACCCAGGCGCATTGGGGAGGGCGTTGGCAGGTAGCCAGGAAGATTTGGCCAGAATTCAGGGCATTGTCGATGAGGCATTGAGAGCATGGAACGCAGGGCGACTTACCGTGCGGCCCGGCGAATTTGCGTCCGGCTGGGTCGAAGTCTTTCCCCAACTCGATGAGTTCGGTCGTGATATCCTTGATCTGCCCGGTTTTTCGACCGACGGCTATCAAGCGCTCGGTGGTACGTCCTCACCGCATATTGTTGAGAATCGCGCAGAGGGCGGACCCAGAGCGCTTCCAGAAGGTATCCCGGAGACGGATGCAGAGGGCAGACCCGTGGAACCTGCGCCGGAAGCGCGGGGCTTGCCTGCACAGGGGCGTCCGGGAACTTGGGTTGTCGGCCCTCGCGGAGACAGATTGTATGGCCCTGACGGAAGGCCGATCAAAGACGTTGATTGGGGCCACGATCACGGTCAAGGTCAGCCCCATACGCACGAATGGATCGACGGCGTGCGCCAGCCTGGTCGGCCAGCGACCGAGGAAGAGGGCTTTTCAGGTGACGGGCGAGGTGATGACGGGTTGATCCGTCCGGAGGATTGGAGATGATCACTTTTGAAGGGGATGAACGGTTTGCCGACGTGGAGTATGTTGGCATGACCTACGAATCCGCAGAGCGCGTCCTAACGCTGCTGGTCACGTCCGATCCCGCAGACAACTGCGAAGCGATCCTCCTTCGAGATGTTGCGGCATTTGATGTCCTTCATTTCACAAGACAGAATGTTGTCAGTTACCTCGATATTGCGCGTTTGGCCGCCGCCGAGCATCATGCCTTTGTCGAACTTGCCGTCGGTGAAGGGGCGACGATTTCTTTGGCAACAAATCCCAGCCCGGATGTTCTGCTTGGGGTCGTTTTCGTGTCTGCCAACGGAGCAACGATCTATGCTCTTTGCGGTTCGGTCGAGAAAAGCCTTAGCGACGGGCAATCGGTCTATAGCGTAATGGCTTGATTTTCGTGGCCTGCACTCAACGATCCACCCAGTTCGCCACGATCACCCCCGGCACCGCGTCGTGCGCCCGCTCTGCATCCCTTGCCAGGTCCAGCCGCTTCGGCAGCTTGACCTGCGGCACCAGCAGGAAGATCGGCGCGGTCACGAGTCCCCTGCCGGTCTTCGACCGTGATGGTGAGGCAGGACCGTGGCCCTTGTGGGGCCGCGAAAGCCTGCCGAACGCGCGGCCCTTCGTGTTCAGCCGCTCCTCTGCCACCAGCAGGCTCGGGCCCCTGCGGCGATAGATGAACCGCAGGCGCAGGCCAGTGCGGCGTTGCCATTCGCCAAGGGTGATCCGGCCGCCGCGCAAAGACTTGTCTGCGGCGGGCATGGGGATCGCCAGCCAAAGGCCGTTTTTCGAGTGGATCAGCGGGCCGGTGTCATGCCCGCCGACGATGACCGGGGCATTCCGGGTCAGGCACATAACTGCCGGTGCTTTGCGGAACCGGTCACGCCGGGATCGCGGACTGAAGTGATTCTTGCGGAACTTGCCCTTCCGGTCGAGGCACCCTTGGACGCCATCTTGCGTCGCCTCGGTCTCCGGGCTGTCGCGATCACTCCGCTTGGAACTGCCGCTCTGGCTGCTTTGGCTGCGAGCGATGCCTTGCAGCAATTCACGCGTCTGGCCACCGAACGTCGGCTTCAGCGTGCGGCCGAGATCCTTGGCGTTGACCCCGGATCGGCCGAGGGGCTCCTTGCGGCTATGGCCCACGAGTTGGTCCAGGAAGCGGTCATCTCTGGTCTCGGGTCAAGTTTGCCGAAATCGGTTGAAGCTGCACAGATCGCAGGGCAGGCAGCCGCGCTCTACGAGATGTTGAACCCCGGCACCATTGTGCGTGTCCTCGAAGGGGATCGTGCTGCACAACTCGCCCTCGGAGACTTCGTGCAGCGGGCCTACAATGTGTTCGCAGAAGGCCGACTGCGGCTGCAGGACGGTACGATTGCCCAAGGCTGGGTCGAGGTTTTCCCCGAACTCACCGAGGGCGAGCGGCGCTTGGGTGAGCTTCCAGGCTTCACGCCGGAACGCATCGACGAGTGGCTGGAAACCTACCCGGCCGAGGTGCTTGGCCTGCCGAACCACACCGGTTCGCCCGCAGCCGAAGATCCTACCGGTAATATCATCTCCACGCCGATCCCGGACACAACGGGTCCGAACATCGTCACCATGGAGAACCCGCATTCGATTGATAGTGTCTCTATCCCCGAAGACCGCGCGCGGCATATTCTGGATGGCGAGGGGCGTAGCGGAGGGCATCGATACGGAACGGGCACACCCGGCAAGACGGAATTTCCCGCCAGTTGGTCCGATGACGATATTCTGGAAGCCATAAGGCAAGTCGCGGGAACGGGCACTGTTGATCGACCTGCGCATCGTGGAGGCGATTTGGTCGTAGTTGGCGAGGTAAATGGCGTCACGATCGAAGTTGTCGTACAGCCAAACGGCGAAGTGCGGACGGGCTACCCGCTCTCGGGGCCGGGTGTAAGAAGGAACTAAGGCAGAGATGGACGACAAAGAAGCAATTGAACTCCTTGAAAAGCAAATCAAGGCCCTCGAACAGGCAGGCATCGACATGTCAGGTGATCGAACATTCTTCTATGTCGGGGAGTATGATCTCGCGCTAGAAGGTGTCTACGTCGCGAACAAGAAGCACCCCGGTGTGCTCAATGCCCAAGAAGTCCAGGCGCTCGTCGATGATTTCGGCATGGACACGGCGGAATTCGACCGGTGAACTGCTTTTGGAGGCGGTGTGAGCCCGTTTTCAAATCAGTAGCGTTTTATGTTCGCCCCTCCAACCAGTTCGCCACGATCAACCCCGGCACAGCGTCCACCGCCCGCTCCGCATCCCGCGCCAGGTCCAACCGCTTCGGCAGCTTGACCTGCGGTACCAGCAGGAAGATCGGTGCGGTGACGACACCCCGGCCGGTTTTCGACCGTGATGCCACGGCCCGGCTCAGGGTGTTTAGCCGCCCCTCGGCCACCAGCAGGCTCGGCCCCCGACGGCGATAGATGAACCGCAGGCGCAGACCAGTGCGGTGCTCCCATTCGCCGGGGGTGATCCGGCCGCCACGGGTGGACTTGCCCGCCGCTGGCGTCGGGATCGCCAGCCAGAACCCGTTTTTCGAGCGGATCAGCGCGCCGGTGTCATGCGCGCCGATGATCACTGGGGCATTCGACCAGACCAGCGCCGCCGCGTTCAGGCTTTCGCCGGACTTTGGAAAGCTGGCGGAGCGGATCGAGTTGGCAAGGCGCGCGCCCAGCCCCGCGCCGGTGATCTGGGTGCGCCAGGCGGATTTCAGGCCGGTGCCAGCCTTGCGCATCGCAGCGGTGACAGCGCGTTCGCCGACCGCGACCTCGGCCGCCATCAGGGCGACGATGTCGGGATCGATGGCGACCTTCAGTTTCATGCTGGGCGCAGATCGACAGTCCAGACCAGCCGTTCGCGATCCCGGACGGGTTCGCCCTGAATGAGGAACGCGTCGGCGTCGATCTCGATCCGGTCGCCGGGGCGCGGGGTTGGCACCTCGGCCACACGCATGTCGACGCGGGTGGTTTCCGACCAGAGCCGGGCCTCGCTGAAGTCAGTGATAGCATCGGCACGCCGGGCGACGACGCGCACCGGAACCGGCGCGCCACCGTCGGCGATGTAAATCGCATTCCGCCCCATATTCGGATCGGCGAAGAGCGCGCCGACGGTGGCGGCGAAGGCGCTCATCAGAACGCGCCGTTCAGCCGTACCCGGCCGATCAGGTCGGTGGCACCGCCCGCCACGGCCTCGGTCGCCACGCCGATCAGCGTGTTCGCGGTCAGGGTCTTGGTGGTCTGCCTGGCGGTGTTGTCCCAATAGATCCTGTCGCCTGCGGCCCAAGCCTGCGATGCGACTTTCTTCAGATCGTAGACGCCGACGAGCGCAGTTTCGACCGCTTCGCTGATGGCGGCGGTGCCAGCGGCGACACCGAAGACTGAGCCCACGAGCAGGCCATCGCCGGAAGTGACGGCATAGGGCGCGGTCAGGGTGATGGTCTTGCCGGGCTGGACGTAGTTTTTCATCGGGAGGATCCTTTTGGTAAGACGAAGGGCGGCCCGTCAGGACCGTCCGCATGTCGGGTTTCAACATTTGGCGCGGGTTACGCGCCGGGATTTCGGTAAA